GTTGAGGCAAAGTTTTTAATTTCATTTCGCAAGGTATCGATATTGCCATTCATCGATCCGTTAATAACAATGTAAGTACATCCAAGTTCTTCAAGCATAGCCTTGGCGATAGTAGTTTTACCAACGCCAGGACCGCCCGTGAGAATCAGATTAGGAACGTTTTTTTGGTCAACAAATTGTTGAAACGTTGCCTTCAAATCTGCTGGAAGAATTGTGTCTTCAACAGTTTGTGGTCGATACTTCTCGACCCATAGAAAATCTTGTAGCATGTGTTCACCTTATCATAACATAAAAATATATTCTAACACATTGCATGTTAGAATGCAAACTGAGTGTTACTTGGCAACACTCTCATAAAGGGTTTCAACATCGTCTTGTTCTTGCTGAATTTCAGTGAAGTTTTGTTTGTGATAAATCTTTGCAAGTTTGCGAATGTACTTTTTAGGCAACTCAAATTTATCTTCAACAGAAACAAGAATGTCTTTAATCAAATCACGCTCGGCTTCAATGCGAGTGAGTGATGCAGAGATTTCGACAAGTGCATCCAGAATTTTTTTACGATCCTCTGGAGAGGACGGAACAATCACATTACTCATAATATTAACCTTCGTACTTAGAACCAGCTTCAGTGGCGATCCAGTATTCAACTTGATCGGTTGTATGTTTGAAGTGTGAAATACCCTTAGATGAAATTGCAACATCATAAGTGCCAGCAATCATCTTCAAATTTTCTGTGACAAAAATCAATTTGAAGTTTGCTGTAGTCTCGCCGACTTTAATTGAGAAGTCATCAGAGTCTGCATTCTTAACATCAAGTGCAGAGATAGAGATTGATGTGCCATCACCGATAACTGCAATGTTAGGCAAGCCAAGAATACCAGACAACTTCAATACTTGGCTCATGTCTTCTTTTGTCAATCGAAAATTCACTTCGGCATTTTCGACCTTCAACTCTTTTGCTGGCGGTGCAACAATCATAGATTCATCTGCAAGACCATATGTTGTCTTGGATGTTCCAGACTTAATTGTGATGTTGTTGCTCTCAGCATTGACAACGATCTCAGGATCATTCAAAGAACTATAAAGAGACAAGAATCGATTCAAGTCATAAATGACAAAATCTTTTTCGAAAGATTCTTTGATAGTTGCTTTGCCAAGTAAGTTCTGACCTTTGTTGATCGTTCGCACTACAGAGCCTTCTCTGAATTGCATACCAGAATTAATGGTTGCAAAGTTTTTAAGAACGTTAATTGTTGATTCACTTAGTTTCATTTTGATTTCCTTCAGTCAAGTCATGTACGTGTAGCATGATTATAGCATAGTGTAAAATTTTTAGCAAGTCTTTACGATTTCTACCATCTTTCTTGCCATACCTTTGTGCATATTTTAGCACATTACCAATACAGAATCCTTCACCATGTCCACCATCAATGATGAATTCTGTTGCTTGGAACTTATCACGGGAATAATGTTGCCCGTATGTTGTATCAATATAAGACTTCAGTTCTGCTAAAGTCCTATCCTCATTATATCGATAGTCAATCATTTCTTTTTCGGAGCAACTTCACGTTTAACAACATCATTACCTGCTGTAGGTGAAGCATTGATTGCCGCAAGTGCTTGAAGTGACCCGCCGAAGATATAACTGCCAGCATGTTTCAAACGCATCCATGGAAGTAGCCATACTTTACCACCAGCTTTACGCATCCATTGGCAGAACATATAATCTTCTGACAGGTAACGCTTTGTATCTGGACAGATTACACAATCAAAGTATGCCATGATTTCTCTGCTACCGTCAAAGTTTGCTGTACGTACATGGTCTGGTTTGTAGCTTTGTGTCGGAAACGCTTTGTCATACTTCTGAAGTGCTTCACGGGTAATCAGCATAAAGCCTGTGCCGCTTTCTTTCACTTCAACTGGTTCGTCAACACGAAATTGTGTAACGCCTTCTGCTGGATTGAAAACGTAGTCACCAACAAATTCTTCAAGTTGATTTGGGTTCTTGTCTGCGTAGCCCTTGTCTACTGCAAGTTTGATTTTCTCCCAAGAAATTGCTTTCTTTGGATACGGTCCGCAAACAACATCCATGTCATCACGGGTTGCCGCAAAGTGCATCATCACCAAAACGTCTTGTGGTTCAAAGTGAATATCGCTGTCAATAAAAATCATATGGTCATAACCACTACGAACGAATTCGTCTGTTAGATAATTTCTAGCACGTTGTACTAGTGATTCATTGAAGATGAAAAATAGTTTAGCCTCGATACCGTACTTTGTACAAAGAATCATGAGGTCGGTAATTGCTTTTGTGTAAGCACCGTGGCATTGTCCGCCATACATCGGTGTCGCAACGAAAAGTTTTTTGGTTCTTAGTTTTTGAATGTCAAGTTCAAATTGCATAGTATCTCCATAATGTTGATTGGGAATGTGAATGTGTCATACTTATATATGAAAAAAGAGGCTACTTTACGTAGCCTCAAAGGCATTTCTGCCAGGAGATTTAGAACGGAACTTCGTCAACTGCTGGCGCAGGTGTCACTTCCGCAGTAGGATCGATGCCAGCATCAATCTTGGTATACAAATCAAGGAATGATGTTTTGGTTTCTGCATCAAAGCGGTTGATACAGTACTTGATTGCTTCCATCTTATCATTGAAGATGGTGTATGCTTCGGCAATGTGAGACAAACGGCGAGTAGAAATCAATTCATCAATAGCACCTTCTTCGAAAGTCTTACGGATGATATCAGCCCACTTCACAAGATTTTCTGCAAATGCTTTGTCATCGATACCGAGGCTGGTAAACAACTTAGTCAAAATCTTTGTTTCGATTTTGGTGTCTGGATATTCTTGCTCAACTGTAATTGGGAAACGCTCAAGAAACGCATCATCAAGAATTGTGGCTGCCATGTAGCGACCCGATTCATCACCTTTACCTTTAGTGTTTGCGGTAGCGATAACGTTGAAGCCTTGCTTTGGCTCTACAAACTCGCCAGTCTTTTTAACGAACAAGCCTTTGCCCTCAAGCACACCTTGCAAGCACATTAGTTTGTTTGAACCACGATCAATTTCATCAAGAATCAAAACGGCACCAGACTTCATTGCTTGAACAACTGGACCATCAAACCACTTTGTCTCTCCGTCAATCAAACGGAAACCACCAATCAAATCATCTTCATCAGTCTCTGGTGAAATGTTCACACGGAGGCATTCTGTCTTCAATTGGGCACATGCTTGCTCGACCATAAAAGTCTTGCCGTTACCTGAGAGACCAGAAACAAATACTGGATAGAATTTCTTCGATGCAACAATGCGTTTCATGTTATCAAAGAAACCGAAAGGCACGTACAGAGAATTCACTTTAGGAATAATTGCACCCTCTTGCATACGTGCAACGGATGACATTTTTGCAATTGCTTTTGTGACAGGCGTTGCAGTTGGTTCAGTAATTGTCATAGGTTCAGATTTGACTAATGCAAGACCAGCCATATTGATATTAAATTCTTGAAGAGGCAATTGGTACTTACCACGTGCCACTCGATATTGTTTGCCCTCTAACCAAACTTGACGTTTCATGCCAGTTTCCTCAGAGAGAGTTACCAGTTGATCGTGGGTTACAACTTCACCAAAACGTTTTGCGGCTTCGGTGACAAATAAAATCTTTTCAGCTTTGGTAGTCATGATATAAAGGTTCTTTCAAGTAAAAATCAATTTCAATACTAGTAGTTTAACAGAGTATTTGTGGTAAGTCAAGTGATTTCTTTTGGCTGTTGTTTTTACGCAACATCAAGCAATTTCCTTGATTACCTTAGAGAGCAAAACACGATTAGTCAAACGGTTCTGGTTCATCTTTAAGAATGCACCTTTCAACTTACGTGCGGAAACATCTTTGGCTTCGCCAAGAATGTCTGATAGCGAATCATCTTCGGTAGTTAAATCTTCGCCACCAGGAATCAGAAAATATTCTGAGTAGCCATATCCGTTGACAGAGAAAAACTTTTCATTGCGAAATTGTTTGTATCCATCATCCGTCATTATCATGTTGAAACGTGACATTGCATTTTGGAAGAAACGTTTGCTTTTTGGCAGAATGTAGAAGCCAATCAAATTGCAACCAGTACGATCCTTCAGAATTTGCAACAGAGTAGGTGTTACACCTTTGTCACTTACACGATAAGTTTTTGCAGACTCTTTATCTTCAATGTAAGATACTGAACGGGAGTCGGAAGGACCAATACGTTGGG